GGCCGAGGCGGGAATTCAGCACGGCCTGTCGGCTCATGCCGTCATCTTTGACGAGCTCCACGTGAGCAACCGCGAAATGTGGGAGGTCATGCTTTCCAGCCAAGGGGCTAGGCGGAACCCGTTGACGGTGGCGCTGACCACGGCAGGGTACGACCGCAAAAGCGTCTGCTGGGAGATCTGGAACTACGCCGCGGCCGTGCGGGACGGTGCCATCAAGGACGCCACCTTTCTGCCGATGATCTTTGCGGCCGACCCGCTGGACGACTGGAAGAGTGAAAAAACGTGGGCGCGTGCTAACCCTAACCTGGGCGTTTCGGTAAAGCTCGACTTCCTGCGGAGCGAGTGTGCCAGGGCGGTTGAGATGCCCACGTACGAGAACACCTTCCGGCAGCTGTACCTAAACCAGTGGACGGAGCAGGATCAGCGGTGGCTGCGGATGGATCACTGGGCCCAGGGCAACGGGGCCTGCCCGGTGGACCTTGCCGGCCGCGAGTGCTGGGCGGGGCTCGACTTGGCGACCACGTTCGACACCACAGCCCTGGTGCTGCTGTTTCCGCTGGATGACGGCACGTTCTGGGTCGAGCCGCACTTCTGGATCCCTAGCGACAACGCCCACCAGCGGGAGCGGCGGGACAAGGTGCCATACCTCACGTGGCAGCGGCAGGGGCACCTGACGATGACCGACGGCAACGTCACCGACTTTGAGCACGTGCGCCGGGACATTAACGCCTTGGCGTCTAAGTACCGCATTCGTGGCATCGGGCTAGACCCGTGGAACAGCGCCCAGCTAGGCCAGCAACTGCAAGGCGACGGGCTTGTTATGCAAAATTTCAGACAGGGCTATGGCTCGCTCTCGGCTCCCAGTAAGCAGCTGGAGAACTGGGTGGTAGCCGGCAAGCTCCGGCACGGCGGGCACCCGGTGCTGGCGTGGCAGGCTAACAACGTGGCGATTCAGTCCGACTCCGCAGCCGGCAACATCAAACCAAGCAAGGCCAAGTCAACAGAACGAATCGACGGCATCGTCAGCCTGGTCATGGCTATTGGCCTTTGGCAAGTCGCCACAGCGCCAACGCCTGAACAATCCTGGGATCTCACAATCGTATGATCGCACACGCTGAAGAGACGCCCGAGAAGGGTTACCGCATCATTGACCTACGAGGCGGCGGGTACGGCGACGGGTGGAACGACTCGCCATCCCGCGGGCCGGCCGGCGTTCGCATCACGCCCGAGACGGCCCTGCAGTGCTCGACGGTGCTGGCCTGCGTGCGGCTGATCGCAGAAAACTGTGCCGCCGTCCCATTGCACCTCTACCAGCGGTTGCCCGAGGGCGGCAAGGAACGAGCCCGCGGCGTGCCGCTGTATCGCATTCTCAACCAGCAGCCCAACGGCTGGCTCACGTCGTTCGAGTTCCGCGAGATGCTCACGGCCCATGCCCTGCTGTACGGCAACGCCTACGCGGAGATCCGCAGTGGTGCGGCCGGTGCGGTGAGCGAGCTCTGGCCGCTGCACCCCAGCCGGATGAAAGTTGAGCAGCTGGAGGATGGCACGCTGCGGTACTGCTACCGCGAGCAGAACGGCCGCGAAACCATCTACCGACAGGATCAGATTTTTCATCTGCGGTGGCTGAGTGCGGACGGGGTTCAAGGCATGCTGCCGATCACGCTGTCGCGTGACGCCATCGCCTTGGCCCAGGCACTGGAGACGCACGGCGGTGCGTACTTCGGAAACGCGTGCCGCCTGTCGGGGCTCATGGAGTCGGACAACCCCATCACGGTGGAGACGGCCGAGCGGCTGCGCGAGCAGTTTGAGCGGATGCACCGCGGCAGCGATAGGGCACACCGCACGGCGGTGCTCCCGCAGGGCGTGAAGTGGAAGGACGTGCAGGGCACGAATGAGGCCAGCCAGTTTTTGGAGACGCGGCAGTATCAAGTGATTGAGATTTGCCGAGCCTACCGCGTCGATCCGTCGTACGTGCAGGACAAGACAAAGGTGGGCTATGCGTCGCAAGAGCAGGCCGCCATCGACCTGGTGCAGCAGACGCTGATGCCGTGGTTCCGCCGATGGGAGTCAGCGATCACTCGCGACTTGGTCGTGCGTGACGACGTGTTCTTTGCAGAGTTCGACACGCGCGGGCTTCTGCGTGGCGACCTCGCCGCACAGGCGAACTGGCTGCAAACGATGCTGAACACCGGCATCTATTCGATTAACGAGTGCCGCGAGGTTCTCAACATGAACCCGATCGGCCCGGCCGGTGACGAACGCTACATGCAGATGAACCTGACCACCATGGCGGGCATTGCCGCCACGGCAGCCGCCGGCAACGCTGGCGATCCGATGCCGGCGGACAACCTGCCCGTGTCGTACACCGACGAGCTCCTGAACGGCACCACGCCAACAGAAGGGCCGGTCAAGCCAGCGACGCCCCGAGCCCGCAAGCCCTCCACCCGCAAAAGGAAGTGACCATGGACCGCGAACGCCGAGTCGCACAGCTGCCGCTGACCATTGAAACCCGCGGCGAGGGCCAGTCATACATCACTGGCTACGCCGCCAAATCCAACGTTCGCTCAACGCTGCTGGGTGGAAACTTCCGCGAGGAGATCAAGCCGGGCGCGTTCGACCGGGCCCTGCGGGAGCAGTCGCACCCGGTGGTCGCGTTGTGGAATCACGACAGCAACCAGGTGCTGGGCAGCACCCGCAGCGGCACGCTGTCGGTCGAGACCGACGACGTGGGGATGCGGTACGCAGTCGAGATCCCCGATACCACGCTGGGCCGAGATTTAAGCGTCCTGATTGGTCGCGGGGATGTTTGGGGATCTAGCTTCGCCTTCGTCATCCGCGGAAGCTCTGGCGAATCCTGGGCGGAAGAAGACGGCCAGGCCGTGCGTTACGTGCACGAGGTAGAAGGCGTTTACGATGTTTCCCCAGTCCTGCAGCCTGCCTACGAAGACGCCACGGCGTCGGTCGCCATGCGGAGCTATGAGCGGTTTCTACAATCGCACCGACCGGCGCTGAAGCTGCCGGCCCTCTCACGGGACGCGAAGACCGAAAAGAGCCTCCGCAGGTTTCTCCGACAGCATGGCTACAAGGTCGGGTGACGTTTGCCACCACTGCCGCGGTGCACGCTTTGGCGTGTACGCGTCGGCGGAAAAGGGCGGCGTTTGTACGCGGTATTTGCGGTGCCCAGCGTGCCGCAAGACGGCGAAGCACGTCGTGAAGTCGTGCGAGATCCGCCGACGGTCATTACCTAACTAGGTAACAACGTCGCTGCCGCGGTCTGCAAGTGGCGGCCGTGTCGCCCTAGTCTGCGGGTAGGCAATTACGCCACCCGCATACAGGAGTCGCACACATGGCCGCCAGCCGCGTCAAGGAACTGCTCGACGAACTCGCTTCCGTTCTGGCCGAAATGGGAGCCCTTGAGGATTCCGCCGAGGAGTCTGTTGAGACGGCGATGGAGGGCGACGAAAAGCCCATGGAAGAGGGCGAGCGGTCGGCCGTGACTAAGGCTGAAGCCCGGCAGGCCAAGTACGACGAGCTGCTGGCGAAGGCCGAGCGGATCAAGTCGGCGATTGCCAAGGCCGAGGCGGCCGAGGCCCGCAAGCACGAGCTGCTCAAGGTTCTGCACCGGGCCGCACCGGCCCCCACGGAGACCACCGACATGAAGTCCCCCCGCATCGAAGCGGTTTCGTACCGCGGCTACAAGCCCGGCGTGTTCGAGACTCCCGAGATTGCCCACCGCTGCGGCCAGTGGCTGAAGTCGCTCAATGGCGACGTGAACGCCCGCCAGTGGTGCCGCGACCATCTGGGCATCGAAGCCCGCGACCTCGGCGGCCAAGTCAACAGCCTCGGCGGAAGTCTGGTGTTTGAGGATTTCAGCAATTCGCTCATCCGCCTGGTCGAGACCTTCGGGGTAAGCATGAACCTTGCCCAGCGGGTCACGACCTCGTCTGACACCCTGCTGGTTCCTAAGCGTCTGTCGGGCGTGACCGGCTACTGGCTGGGCGAGAATTCGACCATCACGACCAGCGATCCCACCGCGACGATGGTGCAGCTGGTGCTCAAGAAGCTGGCCGCGGCAACTCGCGTCAGCAACGAGCTTTTGGCCGACAACGCCATCTCGGTGGCGCAGTGGCTGGTGCAGGAGTACGGCACGACGATCAGCGGCACGCTTGACGACGCGTTCTTCAACGGCACCGGCACGTCCGCCTACGGCGGCATCCGTGGCCTGTCGCAGATCGACGACGGCACCCACACCGCGTCGGTGGTGTCGGCGGCTTCCGGCAACACGTCGGTGGCGGCCCTCGACATCGACGACTACCTCAAGGCTCTCGCCAGCCTTCCGCGGTACGCGATTGGTACTTCGGCCTGGTACATGCACCCGGCCGTCTACCACAACAGCGTGCAGCGGATGATGCTGTCGAGCGGCACGGCTGGGTCGGGCACGATCGGGGCGCTCGCTGGCGGCAACACCGCGGCGAATCTTGCCCAGGGCACGCCCAACACCTTCCTCGGCCTGCCGGTCGTGTGGGTGCTCAAGATGACGGCTGCTCCGACGACCGGCCAGATCGCGGCCTACGTCGGCGACGTGTCGCTTTCGTCCATCATGGCGAACAAGGGCGACATGCAGATTGCCTCGAGCACCGACCGCTACTTCGAGGTGGATCAGACCGCGTGGAGGGTCACCTACCGCGTGGACATCAACCACCACTCGCTCGGAACCAACAGCGAGGCCGGCCCGGTGGTCGCCCTCAAGCTCGCCTGAACCTGACACCTTTCTAGGAGAATGAACCCATGAATCATCATTCCGGTGCCAAGTCGGTGGTCAAGGCTGCGGCGAGCGTCGCGGCGTCGGCCACTCACTCGCACGAGATCGACACGGCGGGCTTCAAGTTCGCCAGCATCGACGTGGTCTACTCGCCGTTCACGGCGACGACCTCGGCGTATGCCAGCGTCTGCAAGGTTCAGGAATCCGACGCGGCCGGCTCGGGCCAGACGGACATCACGGGGCTGTCGGTCACCGCTGGTGCCGGCGCGACCACGGGTGCGAACGTCGGAGCGGTTGCCCGGTTTAACGTCGATCTGCGCGGCCGGAAGCGGTACCTGACGGTTGTGACCAGCCCCGGCAACACGGTGGCGGTTGTCACCGCGGCCCGGCTGAGCAAGGCCGAGCAGCACGCGGTGACCGCGAGCGAATCCGGCGTCAACAACGTTGCCAACGCCTGACGCTTGACGCATCAGAGATAACGCCCACATGCGGGCGGCTCGGTACGCCCGGGCCGCCCGTTGGCGTTTATAGGAGCAGCCGTGAAAGTCCAAGTTGGCAACGTTGAGCACGAACTGAGAGTTGAAGCGGCTTTCAGCCTGCCTCGGCTGGCATTCACCGACAACTACTTCTGCGTGATGTCCGCCTTGATGCCTCTGGGCATTCGGCCCACCAAATTCACCGGGGCCTTCTGGGAACAATGTTTGGACAGGGTGCTTGTGGACATGGTGGAGCGAACGGACTGGATCCTCGCCATTGACTACGACACCGTCTTTGAAGCCGACACGGTTCAGCGGCTGATGACGGCGGCCATGGTGTCTGGCTATGACGCTGTGGCTCCGCTGCAGACAAAGCGTGACGACGGGGTGCCGATGTTTACGCCTGAGGGGCACGACGGCAGCATCGGCATGGTGCAGCTGCCAAACAGCTGGTTTGAGGCGGTGATTCAGCCGGTGGACACCGCACACTTCGGGTGCACGCTGATTCGCAGCGAGGCCCTGAAGCGGACGCCTGCCCCGTGGTTTCTCGGCAAGCCCTGCGCCGATGGGCACTGGGGAGATCCGCAGCCAGGCGAGCCGCCGCGAGTGGACCCTGACATTCACCTTTGGAAGCAGTTCAAGAAAGCCGGCAACACGCTGGGGCTTGCCCCGCAAATCGCAATCGGCCACGCCGAGCTAAAGATCACATGGCCGGGGCGAGATCTCAAGCCGGTCTACCAGACGCCAAGCAATTACTGGAACCAGGGCGGCCGTCGCCCTGCCGAGGCGTGGGGATCTGTTGAACACGGGGAGGCATCCAATGCG